ACGGTTTTAACGTAAGCGGCGTGATTTTCGATGAGCTGCACACGCAGCCGAACCGAAAACTGTTTGATGTCATGACTAAAGGCTCCGGCGATGCCCGGACGCAGCCGTTGTATTTCCTGATTACGACAGCCGGAACGGACACCCATTCCATCTGTTATGAAACCCATCAGAAGGCGCTGGATATTATCGCAGGTCGGAAGATTGATGCCACCTTCTATCCGGTGATATATGGTGCTAAGGATACCGATGACTGGACGGATGTAAAGGTGTGGAAGAAAGCCAATCCCTCGCTTGGCATTACGGTCGGCATGGACAAGGTCAAGGCGGCCTGCGAATCCGCCAGACAGAACCCCGCTGAGGAGAACGCGTTTCGGCAGCTTCGCCTGAACCAATGGGTTAAACAGGCAATCCGCTGGATGCCGATGGACAAATGGGACGCCTGTGCGTTTCCCGTACAGCCGGATGAACTGAAAGGCCGTGTCTGCTACGGCGGGTTGGACTTATCCTCCACAACGGATATTACAGCCTTCGTACTGGTATTCCCGCCGCAGGATGAAACAGACAATTATGTCGTGCTTCCCTACTTCTGGATACCGGAAGAAAATGTATCGCTTCGTGTCCGGCGGGATCATGTTCCTTATGACGTATGGCAGAAGCAGGGATTCCTGCACACGACGGAAGGAAACGTCGTTCATTACGGCTACATCGAAAAGTTTATCGAAACCATGGGCGAACAGTATAACATCCGCGAGATTGCCTTTGACCGCTGGGGTGCGGTGCAGATGGTGCAGAACCTCGAGGGTATGGGATTTACCGTCGTACCGTTCGGGCAGGGGTTCAAGGATATGAGTCCGCCCACCAAGGAACTGATGAAGCTGACGCTGGAAAAGAAGATCGCCCACGGCGGCCATCCGGTACTGCGTTGGATGATGGACAATATCTTCATCAAATCCGATCCGGCGGGAAATATCAAGCCAGACAAGGAGAAATCCACCGAAAAGATCGACGGTGTTGTGGCTACAGTTATGGCACTCGACCGTGCCATCCGCTGCGGCAACGACAACAGCGAAAGTGTATATGACCAAAGGGGAATTTTACTTATATAAAAAAAGAAGCCCTTTTTATATAAGGACTTCCTTTTAGCAGGAAAAGAATTAATGAATTTCTTCAATTCGGCTGACAATGTGCATTGTAGCATTTCCGGTTTGTTCATAACAGGACGAGGACGAGAAATATTTTGCACCAAGTGTTTTGGGAAGATCCTTTTGCTTCGTAGGCTCAAATCCAAATGGTGCTAGTATTGTCTTAAGCATACGTCCGATAACAGTCCGTGTGAACTTGTCATTCAAGTCAATAGTAGGGTTAGCCTTATTGTCCATCAAGTGTTCAATTGGCAAGGCGCATGCAGTAAAGGCAGGTTGATTGTGTTGGCATGTTGCAATCGTGTTAATGATAGTAGCGTCATCATTAAGAAGATTAAATATTGCAATCGCGTCCACGTTTCCTTTGAATTTACTGCAGTTTGGGTTTTGAGTAAGAAAATCATCATATTTTGCTTTTGACATTATGAATCCCCCTTCTTAAACTAGTTAATTCACGCACGTATATTTACATGCTTTGTTTTACATATGTAATATAACATATATGGAATAGGATGTCTAGTGGAAAGGATAAAATTTTATGAAATTTTTTAGTAAACTGTTTCGTTCACGTGACAAGCCGAAAAACTACCTGTCTACGGCCTTTACGTTCCTGTTCGGCCCGACCTCTTCCGGCAATGTAGTGACGGAACGAACCGCCATGCAGACAACGGCGGTCTACGCTTGCGTCCGGGTGCTGTCCGAGGCTATCGCCGGACTGCCACTCAATCTGTACCGTTATACACCGGACGGCGGCAAGGAAAAGGCCATCAACCATCCGCTATACAATATTCTCCATGATGCCCCTAATCCGGAAATGACGAGCTTCATCTTCCGGGAAACGCTCATGAGCCATCTTCTCTTATGGGGCAATGCCTATGCACAAATCATCCGGAACGGCACCGGGCAGCCGATTGCATTGTACCCGCTGCTGCCCAGCAAGATGGATGTCAGCCGGGCCGCGAACGGTCAGCTTATCTACACCTACTCCAAGGATTCGGACGAGTTCGGTGCGGATAACCGCTGCCAGCAGATTATCTTGTCGCAGGACGAGGTGCTGCATGTTCCGGGGCTTGGCTTTGACGGACTCATCGGCTACAGTCCGATCGCCATGGCCAAGAACGCTATCGGCATGTCGCTGGCAGCCGAGCAGTACGGTGCGTTATTCTTTGCCAACGGTGCTACACCGGGCGGCATTTTGGAGCATCCGGGCATTGTGAAGGATCCGGTCAAGCTGCGGGAAAGCTGGCATGCCCAATTTTCCGGCACGAACCGGCACAATGTAGCCGTGTTGGAGGAAGGCATGACCTTCCAGCAGCTATCCATCCCGCCGGATCAGGCGCAGTTCCTCGAAACACGAAAGTTCCAGATCGACGAAATCGCCCGTATCTTCCGGGTACCGCCGCATATGGTCGGAGATCTGGAAAAGTCCACCTTCTCCAATATCGAGCAGCAGTCGCTGGAATTTGTCAAATATACCTTGAATCCCTGGTGTGTCCGCTGGGAGCAGGCCATGAATCAGCAGTTGGTGCTACCGTCGGAACGCTCGCAGGTCTTTACGAAGTTTAATGTGGACGGTCTGCTGCGCGGCGACTACCAGAGCCGCATGAACGGCTATGCGATCGGCAGGCAGAACGGCTGGCTCTCCGCCAACGACATCCGGGAGCTTGAGGATATGAACCGCATCCCTGCCGAACAGGGCGGCGATGCGTATCTGGTCAACGGCAATATGCTGCCGCTGGATCAGGCAGGAAAATTTTATACCGAAAGCGAGGGAAAAAACCAATGAAGAAATTCTGGAACTGGAATACCGCCAATGATGCCGGACGCATCCTTACCATTGACGGTACCATTGCCGAGGAAAGCTGGTTTGATGACGAGATAACGCCGAAGCTGTTTAAAAACGAGCTGACATCCGGACAGGGCAATGTCACCTTGTGGCTGAACTCGCCCGGCGGCGACTGCGTAGCAGCCAGCCAGATCTATGCCATGCTGATGGATTATGCCGGACAGGTCCACGTCAACATTGACGGGATTGCGGCTTCGGCTGCCTCCGTGATTGCCATGGCAGGCACGAGCGTCAATATGGCACCGACTGCATTGATGATGATCCACAATCCGTTCACGATCGCCATGGGCGATACCGATGAAATGGAACGAGCCATCTCTATGTTATCCGAGGTCAAGGAATCTATTATCAATGCGTATGAATTAAAGACCGGACTCTCCCGCACCCAGCTATCCCATCTGATGGATGCCGAGACCTGGATGAATGCAGGAAAAGCAATCGAGCTTGGTTTTGCCGATACCGTACTGACGAACGATACAAACCATACCAACAACATGGCTTCTGCACAAAGCTATTCTTTTTCCCGGCGGCAGGTCACCAATGCATTATTGAACAAGGCCATCGCCAAGAAATCAAGAATGAAAACCGAATCACATATATCCGTAGCGTCGCTGCAGCAGCGGCTGTCGCTCTTAACACATTAAATGGAGGTACCAATATGAGTAAACTATTAGAACTGCAGGAAAAACGCGCCAATATCTGGGAGCAGGCCAAGGCCTTCCTGGATGAAAAGCAGACAGCCGGTGACACGCTTTCCACCGAAGATGCTGCCACCTATGACAAGATGGAAGCCGATGTCATGGCACTGGGCAAGGAAATCGACAGGCTGAAGACGCAGGCTGCCATTGATCTCGAATTAAGCAAGCCGACTTCAACCGCTATTGTGAACAAGCCTGCAAAGCAGGATGTTAAGCATGGCAGGTTCAGTGATGCCTATGCCCCCGCCTTTTGGGACAGTATGCGCGGCAAGTCCCGTCCGGAAATCCGGAACACCTTAAAGGAAGGGGCCGATCCCCAGGGCGGCTACCTCGTACCGGACGAATTCGAACGGACGCTGATCCAGATGCTTGCCGAGGAAAATGTGCTGCGCTCCCTGTCCCATGTGATCCAGACCGCCAGCGGTGACCATAAGATTCCGGTCGTTGCCAGCGAGGGAACCGCCGCATGGACGGATGAAGAAGCCGCCTACACGGAAAGCAACACCACCTTCGGTCAGGTGTCCATCGGGGCGCATAAACTGGGTACGCTCGTTAAGGTATCCGAGGAGCTGTTGAACGATTCCGCCTTCGACCTGGAAGGATATATGGCGCAGGAATTTGCCAGAAGGCTTGGCAATGCCGAAGAAGAAGCCTTCCTCACCGGCACCGGAACAGATCGTCCGTCCGGCATCCTCGTCGATGCCGCCGGTGCTTCGGATGGCTCGACTGCCGCCTCTGCTACGGCGATTACCTTTGACGATTTGATTGAGTTGTACTATTCGCTCCGTGAACCGTACCGCAAGTCGGCTACATTGCTGCTGCATGAAAGCACCGTCAAGGCCATCCGGAAGCTGAAGGATACACAGGGCCAGTATATCTGGCAGCCTTCCGTCAGTGCCGATGTGCCGGATAAGATCCTGAACTGCCCGGTCGTCACCAGCCGGTATATGCCGCAGATGGCAGCCGATGCCAAGACGGTGCTGTTCGGTGACTTCTCCTACTACTGGATTGCCGACCGGCAGGGGCGCACCTTTAAACGCCTGAACGAATTATACGCGGTTACCGGGCAGGTCGGCTTTCTCGGCTCCCAGCGTGTCGATGCCAAGATCGTTCTGCCGGAAGCCATCAAGACACTCAAGCAGGCCAGTAAATAACAGAAGGAAGGTAGCAGCATGGCAGTAACACGGGACGAAGCTAAATTATACCTGCGTATTGATAATGATGTGGAGGATGCCCTGATCGACAATTTGATCCAGTCCTCCACAACGACGGTGGAAAATGTACTGCGCCATCCGCTGAGCGACTACACGACGCTGCCGGAGGACATCAAGACAGCCATCCTGTATGGCGTGGCCTATCTGTATGAGAACCGGGATACGGCGGACTTCGATGCCATGATCAAGCTCATGCGGGCCATGCTGTTTTCCTACCGGGATGAGGT